GGACTCAATGTATTTTGTGGTGCAGTATCAGGATTGATATTGTAAATCAACAGTCGATCATCTGCTGGATTAACAGCAATGGTACCAATGATACTGCTATCAGGTGCCCAAGGATTATCTAATGTGATGTAACTGATACCTGGCCGCAACACACCATAAGCACCAATCACAGTAGGCCAAGTGATCTGTGGACTTTCTACTATGGGGAATGTAAACGGCGCCAAGCTGATACGATTGGGATTCACTGGCTGTGGCGGTTGTAATACTTGTAATTGCCCATCCAGTAGCAATACTTGATATTTCCACGGAGTAACCTTGACCCTGGTACCTAGCAATAGATCATTGTTGGTTAAGGCATTAACAATATCTCCTTGTGCATCAAATATGCTGGCAATCACACGTTCTACCACACCCAGTTTCTTGACCTTGGCTGGAGAACTAATCCAGATGGGCATGCTGAACGTCATGGTCATTATATCCAAGGGTTCATTTGTATTTGTTCCTACAGGGATGGTTTTGCTAGACCATTTCACACTGTCAAGGTTGCACACAGTAAGGCTGGTCCAGTCAATGTAGTTGTCTGTGGCTTGTATTTCCAGCGCAGGATTAAACAATGTAGCAATCTGTTCAAACAACTGTAATTTCTGATTGGTATTACTGGTCCAGATATCCAGGTCTATAGTGAGCTTGTATGGTACAGGCATGAGTCTTTCAATTTGAAATGCATTGCCTTGTGTGGTTTCATAACTTTCAGTACCAGGATCCCATGTGCGTTGCCTTACAAACATCTTGTTTACATGGTACGGTTCCTGCATACGTTCTCTATCATAGGTCAACCCAGTTATGTGAAATGTCATCATTGGAGTGGCATTCAAGCTGTTGGCCGAGTTTTGATTTAAAATAGTTTGTGCTTGTCTGCTGGCATCACCATACCTTATAGGCACGCGAATCAAGTCTGATGTACCTTGTTCGTTACGCCCGTATTCAACTTCAAACAAGCTGAACATGCGAGTGAATTGCAGCAAATATCGACGAATTTGATCGTCGTTAAAAAACATTTGACTCATAGTTAACTGCTCTTTTGATAAGGTTGTGTGGGTGGATATGGATTGGGTGGCAAATTACCACCTTGATCGCCATTGGCTGCACCGGGTATCAATGCTTCGCTCAAGCTCTGACGACTAGGTATATTGCCAAGATCCTTTGTGTTCACAGTGTATGTATTGTTAACAAAGCCGGAGCGTAAAGTATCATTCACAGCGCCCGGTGTGATGTTGGTTCGTACATTGCTTTCAATCTTGACCCAGATTGATCCATTGAAACGAAACAGTCGATTAGGAAAGTAATCCAAACGTAATGCAAACTGCCCAGCAACAGGGTTAGGCGGAAAATTTACACCAGCTGTGACAGGCAATCCGTTGGGTGCAACTCCATCACCGGTCAAGTAACCAGCAGTATATCCATCACTTCTGGGTGAGTTACCATCATTGGCCACAGTACGGCTAGCATCAGTAATGGTATAGTCTGCTGTATAGGTAGCAGATTCAGGATTGGCAGGTGTGCCATCAGGATTGGTAGCAACAATATAAAACTTCACAACATCAAATCCTGATCGTGGTACTTCAGCTTCGGCCTGAGCAAGTATAGCATTATTGATCTCCAAGTTTCTTGGCCTTGTGCTTTGACGGTCCTCAATGGTTTGTGGATTAGCAACCAGTGTCCAATATTGTGTATTGTTGATATCTGTACCGGGAGGCACGTTGCCTTTTGATGTGTAATATGTATCGCCGTTGAGCACTGTGACTCCACCTGGATAAAAGTTGCCCGGATCCCAAATGTTAATGGGTTCGAACGGTTGTTTGGTAATTTGATCAAATTCTTGTGAATTCACCATTGGTGTGGCTTTTACTCGCCACAAGTGTGGTAACCAAGTTTGGCTAAAACCTTCGCTGGCAAAACTTGCATCTTGAATCACATACCACTTGGGTAATGCTCTGGGTATGGTACTATCCAACGGGTTATAGTCACGGAGATTGGGCATCTCTAGTACATCACCGCTCATGAGTTTTCGTCCCATGGTGTCTATCATGTTATTGTAATGGAAAGTGATAAAAAGTGTATCGTTGTTTAAAAACAGGCCAAACTGGGTGAGATCAAAATCAATATCTTGTTGCCGATACACACCACGCATGACGTATATGTCTGGATCGTAGGTTCTATCGCGATTTTCTAACAGCAGCAGGTCTTCAATAAACAGCGGATTTGTTGTGTCGTATTTGGGTAATGTAGCATCGTTGTTGCCGGTGTTGTCATTGGTTTGCGGGCCTAGATATTTATGTAGGTAGACCTCGGTTCCCCCGACCTGATACATTTCTGAAATAGTTCGGTCAAAGAATCGATAGTCGGCCGTCCTATTAGGCCTATACATGGAAAGTCTTGGCATAGTGTATTATTTAGTTTTAAATTAATTTTGCTTTTTTGGCTGCTTTGGTAGCGAGCATTTTGGCAATGGATGCTGGGCTTTGTTTTTTGCCTAAATTTTTCTGTCGTAGATTTTCCTTTTGCTCTTCCGACAATGGACGATATACTCTTGTTTTCATCTGTTTTTCTATTTCTTCGGAAGTTTTTTTGCGTCCATACACAGGACTTTTTTCACCAACAAACCGGCCCTTCATGGCAACCGATTTTTTCCCATTAGATTTGTCGGTGTGCTTGAATCCAATCATTGATTTCTGTGCTTTTTGCCTTGCTTCCTCAGACCGAGGTTTTCCATAAGCAGGGTTCCCTGTTCCTCTTCGTTTTTCTTTTGCTTCTTCGGACCATTTCCACCCTTTAACTTTATGTCCTGATGATCCTTCACCCCCGTTGGTTTTGTTGCGTAATATACCAGTTCCTAAATCTTTACGACCGTATTTTTTGATAAGGTGTTTTTCTAACTCAAATGCTTGATCTTCTAATAGATCTTTTTCTACTATAGTAATGCAAGAAATATCTTTAGGAGGTTTAATATCTTTTTTGCTGTATTTTTTGTAGGCACGGTCTCCACTTCCTTTGCCGATATAATACGGGGTGCTGTCTTCTCTAAGATAAGTGTAAACATAGAACATGGTATAGATATTTATCGTACTCAACCATGCTTACCATATGCGATGCGGCCATGTGGGCAGACGGTCAACGTTTATTCTTTCACCCCCGTAAAATTCAGTAAACCCGTATTTCTTTAAGATTTTGGTATAGATTCCATACATAGCATTATTGTACGGGTAGCAAAATATTGTGGGTACAAATCCTAATTTTTCTTGAAACCACCCAGTGGTTTTGGCAGTATCACTATCCATCAATTCAATTTTTTCTTCCAGAGTTAATTCGTCTGTATTGAGATCAGGGTGTTCAAAACTATGCGCACCAATGATTACATTGTCAAATGAACTCATATATTTTATTTGGTCTACTGTTAGGAACCCAGGACAACCTACCCAGTCACAAGTTATGAAATAGATTTTTTGTGTTGGAATTTCCAAAAATTTTGAAAAAGTTGTATAGTGATTGTTGTAACCATCGTCAAATGTGAGTATAAATTTTTCTAAAGCATGTTGAAAAATATCATCAGACACATGATGTATCATCAAAGTTGGTTTAAGCATGTGATATTTACCTGGTGATAATTAGGTTGACCGGAATTGCCCAATCAACTATAATACACACATGAAAGTCATAAAGCTAAATCGTCGCTATAAACTGTTCAAAGAACATGGGTATCAAGCTGGATTGCGATTTGATGCATGGGGGAATAAGGCTCGCCTGATGGAGATGGCCTGTCGTGAACGCCTAGGCCATTCGTATTCGTTCTATCAGGCTGGTTCAGACTGGTGTGGATATTTTGGAAAAAGTCCAGATGGAATCAAACCACGCCCTTACTTTATCATGTTCCGACGGGAATCTACTTTGAGTTTTGTACTACTTTGTACAGACTTGACCAAAAAAGACTAACATGCTATAATTACACTATGACAACTACCAAAGCAAAACCCATGGCCCTAGCTGCAAAAGCCAACGTCAAAGCGTTGAATCCCCGTAGTCCAGATACCAAGTATGTGGGCAATGAGCCTGAGTGGCGTGTTCAACCCATAAGCAATCGTGTCAGCAGCCTGAGCAATGCGTTTGGCTGGTACAATTATTTCTACGGCAAAAAAGATGCCAAAGACTTCATTGCTGCTTACTTGGATGCACGTGGACTGGCCAAAGATGCCAAAGTAATCCGTGCTTTGCCCGACAGTCAAATTCGCCTGACCACAGGCTGGCTATGCCGCATGAGCACAATGGGTCTGGAACTCAGCGAGCACGAGCAGATCAAATTGGATAATCTCATCCAAGAGGCACTGGTTGTCAAACAACAAGACGAACCTGTTGCGGCTGTAGAAACAAAAGTCTCTGGCCCTACAATTCAAGACCGCTTGAAGGAAAAGGCAGTTGATTGCGCAGGTGAAATTGAAGGCTTGTTTGACGACTTTGTTGCAGCAGGTGCAAAAATGTCAGCACAGTTTCAACCTATCACAATCATCCGTGGGCACAATGTAGCACCACAACTGATCAGCCACATCCAACTGATTTGGAAACGCCATCTTTCAGAACTTGAAGCAGCAGTCACAGGCAAAGATGCACAACTGGTTGAAGGCTACGGCTATTTGACCAAGACTCAACTGAAGCAATTGGTAAAATTTGCTGAGCAAGTGATAACTGACTGTAACAACTATGTACAGATCAAGAAGGTAGAACGCAAACCACGTGCCAAGAAAGCAGTGAGTGCCGAAAAAGTCACAGCCAAATTCAAGTATCTCAAGACTTTTCCAGATCTCAAACTGGTGTCAGAGCCTGCTGTGAAGCTGGTAGATGCCTCAGAAGCATGGTTGTACGACACTGTGAAACGCAAGCTGATCCATGTGGTCGGAGATGCTCACCGCGGTAGTTTTACTGTGAAGAGTAGTGCTGTGATTGGGTTTGATACCGGAACAAGCTCGCAAAAAACACTGCGCAAGCCTGCAGAAACCATCAAGGCACTGTTGGCAGCAGGCAAGCCAGCAACACGCAAGATCTTCAAAGAGCTCACGACAACTGAGACTCAATGGAATGGGCGTGGCAACGAGAATCTCATAATTCTCAAGGTGTGGTAACGGGCTAAATATCAGGGACGGAGTCCCTGATGCAAGAACAACAACCCATAGACCTAACAACACTCAAAAACACTCTTTTTGAGTATGTGCGCCTGATGCTGGGCCACCAGATCATTGACATTGAACTGGATCCGGCACACTTTGAAGCTGCATATCAAAAGACCATTGGCACTTACCGCCAACGTGCCAACAATGCATATGAAGAAAGCTATAGCTTTATGCAGTTGGTCAACCAGCAAAATATCTACACCTTGCCACAAGAAGTGCAAAGTGTACGACAAATTTTCAAACGAAGTTTTGGTATAGCATCAGGTCCAATGGGATCAAGTTTTGATCCGTTTAGTCAAGCCCAAATGAATGTGTATTTGATCAACTTCAATCAGTCGGGTGGTCTAGCCACTTATGATTTCTACAGTCAATACATTGAATTGGCTGCACGAATGTTCGGCGGATTCTTAAATTACACCTGGAATCCTGTTACCAAAAAACTACAATTGATCCGTAATCCTGCAGGTGGTGGTGAAGTAGTATTGCTATGGACCTATAATCTCAAACCTGAGATACAATTGCTAAGTGATTTTCAGATTCAGCAATGGATTCGAGACTACATGGTTGCTGCCAGCAAGATGATCATAGGTGAAGCAAGAGAGAAATTTAGCACCATCGCCGGTCCCAATGGTGGCGGAACACTCAACGGTGCTGCCATGAAAGGCGAGGCCAAAGCAGAAATGGATGCTTTGATCTCACAATTGGTGAATTATGTGGATGGTTCACAGCCATTAACTTTTGTGATCGGCTAGATTAACCAGTTGGGGCATTGCACCCCAACTATCTTTACGCATGTGCCAGTTGGGTCCAGACTTCTTTAAAAGTTTCCTGCACCTCCCAAGTACCGTGTGGTGGTCCAAATACATAAGTCACTTGTTCCACAGTACCATCCTCTCGGATGGCCAAGTTTGCGTGTACAGTAATCACTTGGTCTTTGCGTATGGCCAATGGCATGCCTTTTTGCAATGGGCTGGCGTTGGTTAAGTTTAGGTATAAGTTTTTCATACTGCGTAGTGTATAGTATAAAGTTTGTGTTGTCTAGTGATTTTGGTGGTGTCAGTTTGAATTTGACAATGTGGTGATCAACTGATAAATAAAATATGACTATATCAATTGGCCCCGGGTGGACTGTTGGCCCTGGATGGATGAGTATAACTCCCGCAGTACCATTAATAGTTAACTATTTGGTAGTTGGCGGGGGCGGCTCTGGTGGTAGAGAAAGTTTTGCTAGCGGATTGGGCGGGGGTGGTGGTGCAGGTGGATATTTAACCGGTACTTTAGCATCTCCTGCTTTATCAACCAATTATCTTGTTACTGTAGGAGCAGGCGGTGCAGCGCCCAGTGGCGGATCAGTTGGCGGTACAGGGTCTAATTCTGTATTTTCTACAAATACTGCTATTGGTGGTGGTGGTGGTGGTGGCGGATCAAATCCTGCCACTGTTGGCAACGGCGGCTCAGGTGGCGGCGGCGGCGGCTTAGACCAAGCCGGTGGTACAGGCACTGCCGGCCCACCAATACAAGGGTATGCTGGTGGGTCTGCTACTAGTAATCAAGGTGGCGCAACTGCATCTGGTGGTGGTGGTGGCGCCAGTGCGGTTGGCGGTAACGGAGCATCGAATCAAGGTGGTGCAGGTGGTGCAGGTTTATCTTCCAACATAGCAGGTAATTCAACCTATGCTGTATCTTTTAGTGGATCTGGACAATATGTGACAGGCCCTGCAAGTGCATCGAATGTGATGTCGGGAGATTTTACTGTTGAATGTTGGATTTATCCAACATCAATACCCGCAAACAGAGGAGCAGTTACTATAACTAATGCTGGTGGTACAGGTGCAGCCGGCACCATGATTGGAATAACAACAACCAATGCAGTACAATTTTTTGTTGCTGGTAATGGTGATTTGACTGCATCAGCTAGTAATCTTCTTACTATTAATAAATGGCAACATCTTGCGCTGGTGCGTATAGGATCTACAAACACACTTTACCTTAATGGGGTATCAGTTGCAACAAATTCAACAACTCCAGCTTGGAATGACACTCCTACAATTAGTGTTGGTAGACAGTATGCTGATAATGGTGCTGATGGACTATTTCCTGGTTCCATCTCTAATGCTCGTATCACTAAAGGGATTGGAGTATATACCGGTGCGTTCACACCGCCAACCAGCCCTTTAGCTATCACACAAGCGGCTGG